GGCCATGGTCATGCTCGACCTGATCGTCGAGTCCATGGATTTGCCGAACCGCGACGAGCTGGTGAAGCGCATTCGCCAGGTCACCGGCATGCGCGACCCGGACGCCACCGAGCTTACCCCGGAAGAGCAGCAGGCCATGCAGGCGCAGCAGGCGCAGCAACAAGCCCAGCAGGCCATGTTCGAGGCAGAGCTGCGCAGCAAGATCGCCAAGGCCGTCAAGGACGAGGTGGACGCCCAGGCCAAGGCCGCCGGCATCGCCAAGACCAACGTGGAGATCCAGCAGGCCGCCGTCAACACGGCCCAGACCGCCATGCAGGCGCCGGGACTTCTGCCGGTCGCCGATGGCATAATGCAGGAGGCCGGGTTTGTCTCGGCAACCGAGCAGCAGGCCATGCAGCAGGAGCAAGCAGCCCAGCAGCAGGCCATGGCCGAGCAGGCCGCAATGCAGCAGATGCAACAGCAGCAAGACCATGCTATGCAGCAGCAACCCGCACCGGATGGTGCAGCACCGCAACCAATGTGAGGATGACCCCATGAAATATCAAGAATCCGAGCTCGTTGGCCTGACCGAAGAAGAGCGTGAGGCCCTGCTGGAAGATGACGAGCAGGAAGGCGACGAGGAAGAAGGCGCCGATGGTGCCGACACCGGCCACGACGAGGGCGATGACGATGGCGAAGAAGGCGCGGACGGCGATGGCCAGGATGATGCTGGCGATGCTGGTGAAGGCGACGAACCCGGTGACGACGGCGCATATAACAGCGATGCTGGGGATCAGCCCGAGCAAAGCCGCGTTCAGCAGCAAGCTCCGATCCTGGTAGCTGACGCCCCGGAGAAAGCCCAGGAGCGCCTGCAGGAGATCACCGAGGCCAAGAAAGACCTGCGTAAGCAGTACGACGATGGCGAGATCACATTCGAGGACTACGAGTCCAAGGTCGAGGCCCTGGACGACGAGCGCCTGGAGCTGAAGCTGGCGATCAACACCGCCGAGACGGCCGCCCGTATCGCCCAGCAGCAGGAGATCAACGCCCGCGAGGCCGAGGTCAACAACTTCCTGTCCGAGGTTGGCATCCCGCGCGATCCGAAGAACCTGCGCTTCGCTACCCTGGACGTGGCAGTCCGCATCGTGGCGAACGACGAGGCCAACTACGAGTTGAGCGCGCGCGAGATCCTGGAGAAGGCATACGGCCTGTGCGTTGAGCAGGGCACTCTGCCGGCCCGCGCCAGCGAGAAGCAGCAGGACAAGGCCCCGGCCAAATCTGCACCGAAACCGCGCCAGCCCGTACCGCCGACCCTGGCCAAGATTCCGGCTGCCGCTGCGACCGACACCTCCGACGGCAGCCGCTTCGCGTATATCGACCGGATCACCGACCCGGACAAGCGTGAAGCCGCGTTCGCCAAGCTGTCGCCAGCCGACCAAGAAGCCTACCTGCAGCAGGCATAAGGGGAACCCATGAAGAAAGGCACATTGCGGCTCGAACTGAAGCCCGGAGAAAGCGTGAGGATTGGCGACTTCGCCGTGATCACGCTGGAGGACAAGTCGGGAAAGACCGCACGGATCGCATTCGAGGCAGATCGCAGTGTGCCGATCAGCAGGGTATCCAAGCAGGCCAGCGCGGCTGAGTCGCTGCGCGGCGGCCTCCTGCCAGCATAGGTAGTTGCAAAAGGCAACAGCCCGTTCGATAATCAAACCGTCCATAGAGCGCAGGAGCTGCCTATGCGTGAATCCAACTCATTCATGAGGGTAGCTCCATGGCATCTACTGTCATTCCTTTCGGCGATCCGAAAGCGCAGAAAAAGTGGTCGTCGGCTCTTGCCGTAGACCAGATCAAGAAGTCGTACTTCGAGAAGAAGTTCGTCGGCACCTCCGACAACAGCGTCATCCAGCGCAAGACCGAGCTGGAAACTGACTCGGGCGACACCATCAGCTTCGACCTGTCCGTGCAGCTGCGCGGCGAGGCCACCGAGGGCGATCAGCGCCTCGAAGGCAAGGAAGAAAACCTGCGTTTCTACACCGACCAGGTGATCATCGACCAGACCCGTAAGGCCGTGTCCTGCGGTGGCCGCATGAGCCGCAAGCGCCAGGCTCACGACCTGCGCATGGTCGCCAAGAACCGCGCATCCGACTACTGGGCCCGCTTCTGCGACGAGATGATGTTCATCTACCTGTCCGGCGCCCGCGGCATCAACAAGGACTTCCTGTTCCCGGTAGGCTGGAATGGCCGCGCCGGCAACGCCATCCAGGCACCCGATGCTGGCCACATGCTGTACGGCGGCGACGCCACCAGCAAGGCCACCCTTGACGCCAACGACAAGATGACCCGTGCGGTTATCGAGCGCGCTGCCGTCCAGGCCACCATGCTGCAGGCTCAAGACCCCGAAGCCGCCAACATGGTTCCGGTCAGCATCGACGGCGAAGAGCATTACGTCCTGCTGATGAACCCGTTCCAGGCTCACGACCTGCGCAACGCTACCGGCTCCGAGTGGCTGGACGTGCAGAAGGCCGCTGCCGCTGCCGAAGGCCGCAACAACCCGATCTTCAAGGGTGGCCTGGGTATGATCAAGAACGTGGTACTGCACGAGCACCGCAACGGCATCCGCTTCAGCGACTACGGCGCTGGCAGCAATGTTGCCGCCGGTCGCGCTCTGCTCCTGGGTCGCCAGGCTGGCGTGGTTGCCTACGGCACTCCGGGCGGCATGCGCTGGACGTGGGAAGAAGAGATGAAGGACTACAAGAACGAGCCGACCGTCGCCTCCGGTGGTGTCTTCGGCTTCAAGAAAACCAAGTTCAACGGCAAGGACTTCGGCGTCATCAGCATCGACACCGCGTCCAAAGACCCGAACGTCGCCTAATAGGAGGATTCCGATATGGCACTGGTACAAAGCGCCTGGGCCCTTGGCCAGAAACAGGCTCCGGTATCGCGCGAAGCGGGCGGCGTCGTCTGCGAGCGCTACACCTTCACTGTCACCTCCAACCTGGCCGATGGCGACATTATCGAGCTGGGCATCCTGCCGGCATACCATCAGGTGGTCGACGCCATCCTGATCGTGGACGAGGCAGGCACCGCGACCTACGACGTGGGCATCATGTCCGGCGTGGTTGGTGACCCCAGCAGCTCGCGCACTTGCGGCAACGAGTTCTTTGCTGGTGCTGCCGATGCGACCACCACCCGCATCACCAAGGCTGCAGGCCTGCGCCTGGCCTCCAGCGGCTCCGATCGTTCGGTCGGCGTCAAGGTTGTCGGCGCCGGCATCACTGCCGCAAACCAGGTGATCGACCTGATTCTGTTCACCAAGCAGTAATCAGCACAGAACTGGAGCCGGGTTTCGCGCCCGGCTCCTTTCCACCCGCAAGAGGGAACCCCCGTGAAAATCGAGAGCATCATCAAGCGCGTGAAAGGTCACACCGTCGAGCTTGGCGGCAATGCCTACGAATTTCTCCCGCCCGATTACGTTGCCGAGGTCGAAGACCCGGATCACATCGGGCGCTTCCTGTCCATCGTCGAGGGCTACCGTGCTGCTGGCGCCTCTGGCGAGATCCCTCCGGCACCGAAAACCGAAGCCTCGCCCCAGGTAATCCTGCTGGGCAGCGACGTTCACCCGTCCGCCTTCGAGATCAACGGCAAGGAGTACAGCCTGGGCGATGTCGTGCAGTTGGCCTATGCCGCTTCCGGCCTGAACGCCGAGGCCTGGAATGGCCTGAGCGAAGGCGAGCGTGCCGACCTGATCGACGAGCAGCTGGACAAGCTGGCCGCTGACACCAACGGCGACGGCGAAGTGGACGCAAGCGAAGAGCGCGCCGCAGCCGTGAAGGATTACGAAGCTAAGTTCGGCAAAAAACCGCACGGTAAGTGGTCTGTCGAGCGCATCCGCGAAGCACTGGCCGAGGCTTAACCGATGCCTATTCGTGCCGGCGATGTCATTACCAGGGCTCAGCTTGTCCTCAACGACAACGATCCGCCCTACGTGCGCTGGGAGCAGCCGGAGATGTTCGGCTGGCTCAACGATGCAGCGTGTGAAGTAGTGATCCGCCGGCCGGCGGCTCGGGCAGTGACCGGCATCATTAACCTAGTCGCCGGGGCCAAGCAGGCGATCCCCGCCGGCGGCCTTGAGCTGCTGGACGTGGTGCGCAACGTCAGCGGCCGGTCGATCCGGCGTACTGACCGCCAGTTGCTGGACGACTCCGCGCCGGACTGGCACAGCATGAAGCAATCCAGCACCGTTCGGCAGTACACCTTCGACGAGCGCACGCCCACTGTTTTCTACGTCTACCCGCCGGCCAAGGTCGGCGCGCAGATCGAGGCGCTGTATTCCGCTGCGCCGCCGGCCGTCGCTGAAGAAGACGACGAGCTGGATCTTGACCGAGCTTATATGGGGCCGCTGGTCAGCTATATCCTGTACCGCGCCCTGGCGAAGGACAGCGAGTATGCCAACGCTCCGCTTGCGGCAGCCCACTTCCAGGCCTTCAACGAGGCCCTGGGCGCGAATAACCAGATGACGGCGGCAGCATCGCCGAACACGGCCAGCGTATGACAGAGCTCGACGTTTTCCTGCCGCGCATCATGCCCTACGCTCCGGGATGTTCGGAGCCGACGGCGCTCGCCGCGATCATCCTGGCCGCGCAACACTTCTGCGAGCGTACTCGCCTGTGGCGCGACGAGGACCAGTTCAACATCACGCCGACCAGCTGCAACGTCGTGTGCGTGCCGGAAGGCGCTCAGCTCTTCGAGATTGAGCAGGCCCTGCTGGATGGCCGCCCGCTGGAGCCGATCAGCGTAGGCGACCTTGACCGCGACATGCCGGACTGGCGCACCCGTGAGGCCAGCGCCGGCCGGTGGATTACCCAGACTTCGCCTGGCTCCGTGCTGGTGGTTCCGAAATGCAGCGGCAGGCTGTACCTGGCCACGACCCTGAAGCCGGCTGAAGAGGCCGAGCAGCTCCCTGACTTCATTGCAAGGGAGCACCGCCAGACCATCGCTGACGGCGCCCTTGCCGAGATACTGATGACACCGGGGCAGCCATTCACCGCGCCTGACCGGGCGCAGTTCTACTCCATGCGCTTCGAGAATCGTCTGGGGCAGCTATCCACCGCTTCCGTCAAAGGCCAGCAGCGCGCAGCAGTGCGCACGCGGGCGCAATTCTTCTAACCGGAGGGCACTATGTCCGCAGCATCCAACTACCTCGAAAACAAGCTGGTCGAGCATGTATTCCGTGGCGTGGCATTCACTGCCCCGGCCAAGACCTACATCGCCCTGCACACCAACAACCCCGGCGATACTGGCGCGAACGAAGTCACCACCGCCGTTTACCCGGCCTACACCCGCCAGGATGCGGCCAAGGGCGGCACTCAGGGTAGCGCCTGGACTGCTGCCAGCGATGGCGTGGTGAAGAACGCCCTGCAACTGCTGTACGCCATGTACGACGGCGCCGGCCCGCTGACCGTGTCCCACTTCTCCGTCTGGGATGCCGCGACAGGCGGCAACATGCTGGTGTATGCGCCGCTGGCCAGTTCTCGCACCATAAACCCTGGCGACGTGTTTGTCGTTGACGTGCAGAAGCTGACTGCTCAGGTGCTGTAACGTGCAGAACTTCGCCATCAATGGGGGCGCCCTCAACGGCGACTCCGAGGTCTGGCTGGACGAGGCGGCTACGGCTGCCGTTGTCCTGCAGAGCAATGGCGAATTGGCTCAAGGGCTTGGCCTGGAGGGTACGGCCCAGGCAGTGGTTTATGCGGATGGCGCCCTGGCATTCTGGGCGTCTCTGACCGGCCAGGCCAGTGTTGTGCTTGATGGCTCCGGCCAGGTTCAGCGCGGCGGCATGCTGGGGGGCGATGCTAAAATCCAGTTGGCTGCGTCCGGCGACTTCACGCGCTGGGTTATGATCGAGGGCGACAGCCCCGTCGAACTCTTCGGTGATGGCGACATCCAAGTAGCTCCCAGCGTCCGCGCGACGTTCAGCGTCATCATATCGGCCGCGTGCGACCTGCGCGTTGGCGTAGGGCGGAAGATCGAGGGCTACATGCCCATCGAGCTACGTGGCGATTTGCGCGGCTACCACGTCAAGTCCACCCAGCTGGAAGGTTATGCCAACATCGAGCTTGCAGCCCTGGGCCACACTGCGCTGAGAATAATGTCTCCTCCCGGTGTTGCGACCATTCAGTTGAGCGGTGCCGGAGGCATTCGGTTCGGCGAGAAGATCGGCCTGGAAGGCTACGCCGCCATCGACTTCTACTCGCGCAGCGCGGTTGAGGTGCTGCATTATGTGTACGCCGAGGGCGTGGCCACCATCGAGATAGCATCCTCTGCTGCGGTGGCCGGCAAGCCGAAGATCCCGGCCGAGTACGAGCCGGCCCCGGCATCCAGGATAATCAGTATTGGGCGAGAGACGCGCGAACGCAGCCTCTCCCGAGAACATAGGAGCATCGCGTGATGCTGGCATTGAGGAAGAAGCCGGCCGACCAGCTGGACTATGACGTGGAGTTCGAGCGCTGGCTGTCCGATGGTGACAGCGTGCAGAGCGCCGATGCAGTTACGTCGACCATCGAGAACGACGCAGCGCCGCTGGTGGTCGAGTCCGTGCAACTGTTCGGTACCATCGTGAAGGTCTGGATCTCCGGCGGAACCGCTAGTGAGTCCTACGAAATCAAGGTGACCGCCACAACGGCAGATGGCCGGGTGAAAGAGGTCTGTTTTATCATAAGAGTAGCGGAGTGCTGATATGGCTGTCTTGCTCGCCAATAACGCAACATCCAAGCTGGCGTCATCCCTGACCGCCGCCGCAACCACGCTTTCCGTCACGACAGGCGAGGGCGCAAAGTTCCCCAGCCCTACGGGTGGCGACTGGTTCCCGTTGACCCTGATCAAGTCATCGGGCGCGCTGGAGATCCTGAGATGCACGGCCAGGTCTGGCGACGTGTTCACCGTTACCCGCGCGCAGGAAGGCACGGCTGCGCAGGCCTTCTCGGCAGGCGACCGCGTAGAGGTTCGCCTTACCAAGGCCGTCATGGATGCGATAGTTCAGCAGATCAATGATCTGACAAATTCCGCGCTGCTCGACGCCAACAACCTGTCCGACCTGACAAACGCGGAGACTGCGCGCACCAATCTTGGTCTCGGCACTGCTGCAACCAAGAATGCTCAAACCTCGCCAACCGATACCACTGCCGGCGCGCTAATGACGGTGGGGGCGTTCGGAATTGGGCAGTCCATAGACCTGCGCAACACGGTATTCGAGAAAGGCACACCAGCCGATGTGTTCGGGAAGGGGACGGTTACTGGTTTTGCTAGAGGTGGCCCAGACGGGCTTAATATCCCGGTAATTGCCGGCAACGATGTGCACGGCGTCTTGTCCGTTTACGGGCATTGGGTTGATATCACCGGCGGAGCCGGGGCAGCCTCTCGGGAGTTCAGAACCAGTACCGGGCGGAGTTTCTTGCAGACTCAATCGCTCGGTTCTTGGAACCCGTGGCGTGAGGTATTCACCACCGGCAACATCTCGTCGTTCGCGCAGACCCTGCTCGACGACGCGAATGCGGCGGCCGCGCGGGGTACGCTTAACGTTTACAGCAAAGAAGAAGCAAACGGTATCGCCATTGGTGTTGGGCAGACATGGCAGAATGTAACAGACAGTCGTGCTCTTGGAACTACATACACGAATACAACAGGGAAACCGATTGTAGTCTCTGTTATAAACACTAGGGCAACAATTTGCGCCGTACAGATACTTGTAGAGGCAACGCCTGCCTTCGCATCCCAAGTAAATGGAGCTTCCGGTCAGTTTCAATACATAGGAGGCTCCGCCATAGTCCCAGCTGGGGCAACCTACCGGGTTACTGATTGGAGTGTTGGGGGAGTAACTTTGACTTCTTGGACGGAGCTCCGCTAATGAAATTTTACAAATCTGAAACCGGCGAAGTATTCGCCTATGAAGCCGATGGCAGCCAGGATGAATATATCAAACCTGGCTTGGTTCTAATGACGGAAGCCGAAGTTGAAGCACATCTAAAACCTGCCCGTGTGTTGACTGCCGAGACTATTGCCGCCCGTCGCTACGAAGCCGAGGTCGGCGGTATCACCCTTGACGGCTTGCAGATCAACACCGACGACCGCAGTAAGGTGCTGATCAACGGGGCTGCTCTTGAAGCAACCATTGACCCTGAATACGTCATGCAGTGGAAATCTGGTGATGGCTTTGTGCAGCTCACTGGTGCCCAAGTTATCGGTATTGCTAGGGCAGTGCGTGCCCATGTGCAGGCGTGCTTTGACCGTGAGGCCGAGCTAGTCGAAGCTCTCAACGCCGGCACCTACTCCGACGACATGCTTGAGCAAGGATGGCCTTTATGATCCTTCACGCACTGGCGCAATGGTCCTGGCTGATCATCGCGCGGCTGGCCGGCATCCTGTCCGGCCTTGTTATGGTCGCTCTGGCGATCCCGTTCCGCGTTCCTGCCGTGTCGCTGAGCGATGGCCGGGCGATCGTCAACCTGCCGCGCTGGGCGTGGCTCTGGGGCAACGATTTTGACGGCCTGCTGGGCGATAAGCGCGGCTGGTGGTCGAGTCCGTGCAACTGTTCGGTACCATCGTGAAAGTCTGGATCTCCGGCGGAACCGCTGGCGAGTCCTACGAAATCAAGGTGACCGCCACCACGGCAGATGGCCGGGTGAAAGAGGTCTGTTTTATCATCAGAGTAGCGGAGTGCTGATATGGCTGTCTTGCTCGCAAACAACGCAACGTCCCGGCTTGCGTCATCCCTGACCGCTGCCGCAACCACGCTGTCGGTGACCGTTGGCGAGGGCGCCAAGTTCCCATCGCCGACTGCCGGTAACTGGTTCCCGGTTACCCTGCTGAAGTCATCGGGAGCTATTGAGTTCGTCCGATGCACCGCGAGATCCGGTGACGTTCTGACCATCGTGCGTGCTCAGGAAGGCACGCCTGCCCAGGCGTTTAGTGCAGGCGATCGCGTCGAGCTGCGACTGACCAAGGCTGTCATCGACGACATCAACACGCAGCTGTCCGACATGCAGACCGATCTGAACAACACGATCAACAATCTGGGCCTGGTTGGCTCCGTCTCGGCGTTCGCGCTGAGCACGGCACCGGCCGGCTGGCTGAAGGCGAACGGTGCAGCCGTCAGCCGGACCACCTATGCCGACCTGTTCGCGGCGATCGGAACCACCTTCGGTGCTGGCGACGGATCGACGACCTTCAACCTGCCGGACCTGCGCGGCGAGTTCCTGCGCGGCTGGGATGATGCGCGCGGTGTTGACTCCGGCCGGACCTTCGGCAGCTGGCAGGACAGCGACAACAAGAGCCACGGACACGGCACGGCCACTACCAGCAGTGACGCCCACACCCACACCTTGTCTGGCACGACATCAAGCAGCGGCGCGCATAACCACTCCGGTTATGTGATTACTGGCGATCAAACATACAACAATACCTATACCACTGCCACGGAGGAGCCCATCGTAGGTCCTAACCAAACTATTGCTGCGGTCAGCACTAACGGCGCGCACACCCACACCGTCAGCGGCACGACCAGCAGCGACTCGCACACCCACACCGTAACTGTAGCTGCGGCCGGTGGCACCGAAGCCCGTCCGCGCAACCGCGCGCTTCTGTTCTGCATCAAGTATTAAGGGGCCAGACAATGACCGAAAAGACCGTTTACCAGACCGACTACAACGGGGTTTATGTCGGCACCACCACCGCAGACGAGTCGCCGCTGGAGCCGGGCGTATTCCTGGTCCCGGCCGGCTGCGTCGAGCAAGCGCCGCCGACGATCCCAGGCGGCCAGTTTGCGCGCTGGGACGGCAGGGCATGGGCGCTAGAAGACATCCCGGTCGCGCCGCAGGCGCCCGAGCCGGCGCCGCAGCCAGAGCCGGAGCCGCAGACGCCCGAGCAGGTCCAGAAGGCATTCGAGGACGCGATCCAGCTGCACATGGACAACGCGGCGAGCACGTTCGGCTATGACGACATCAAGTCGGCCGTGACCTATGCCGAAGAGCCGGCCGTGCCGAAGTTCCAGCTGGAAGGCTGCGGCTTCCGCGCCTGGCGCAGTCTGGTCTGGGCCTATGCCTATGAGCAGCTGGCGCTCGTTCAGAACGGCGAGCGCGAGCAGCCGACGATTGCCGACTTCATCCTGGAGCTGCCCGAGCTGGTGATCCCTGAGCCAGAACCGATCCCTGAGCCGGCGCCGGCAGCGGAAGAGCCGGCCACGACTGACACCACCGACGAGGGCACTCCCGTATGATCCTGCATGCGCTGGCGCAATGGTCCTGGCTGATCATCGCGCGGCTGGCCGGCATCCTGTCCGGCCTTGTTATGGTCGCTCTGGCGATCCCGTTCCGCGTTCCTGCCGTGTCGCTGAGCGATGGCCGCGACATCGTGAACCTGCCGCGCTGGGCGTGGCTCTGGGGCAACGACTTCGACGGCCTGACCGGCGACAAGCGCGGATGGTGGGCCGAGAACACGCCCTTCGGCTGGGCGGTCGATTCCTTCCTTGCAATGTACTGGTGGGCCGCAATCCGCAACCCGGCAAACAATATGCGGCTGCTGTCCTGGTTCTCGGCGCCGATTGTCGGCAGTGACATCAACCACCTTGGCCAATTCACGGTAGAGGACAAGCCAGGCATGGACGGCTGGCAGTTCGTCTGGGCCGAGCAGGGCGGGCGGCGCTGGTTCGGCTTTTACCTTGTCCACTGCTGGAGCAGCAAGCGCGCCCTGGTTATCCGGCTTGGCTTCAAGATCAAGCCGTCGCACGCCGGCACTACGGAACCGCGCAAGGGGCTGACGTTCAAGTTCAACCCGGCAAAAAGCATCTGACGCATGGGTGCCCTTGACCGCTCAGCCAAGTGGCGCCCACAATTCGCGCATGGATACCTCGCGCTTCTCTTCGTCGCTGTCATCACGCTCCTGATCTTCGGAAAGGACACTTATCGACATCACGAAGAGGGCGCATACATGCCTCTGGTAGCGAACAAC